CCTCTTCGCTGTCCCCCCCGACCGCTCCGGAGGCCGTGAGAGTCGTTGTGGGCGTGGATGTCTCGAAACTGGTTGCCCCGCCTCATCTTTCGCGTCCGGAGGATTTTGGGTCGTGTGAGTGGTTGGTTCCGCTCCTCGATGTTCCGGCGGGCGCGTCTTGGCCGCGGATGATGACCGGGCCGCATCCGGCCGCGGTCGGGTCGTATGGGACGCAGCTGGACCAGATGTCGTGGGATCGGGACCAGACGGTCCTCCGTTGGTGGCAACGGTTGGCGATCGCCCGGATCCTCGAGCACGATTCGGCGGGGGTCCTGGTCTGGGCGGAGTGGCTCCTGTCGACGGCGCGGCAAGTGGGGAAGTCTGTTTCGTTGCGGGAACTGGCGATGTGGCGGCTCAAGTCCGCGGGGTTGATCGGGGAGGTCCAGGAGGTCTCGCACCTGTCGTCTGTGATGCGGACGGCGAACCTGATCCAGCGGCCGGCGCGGTCGTGGGCGAAGGCACATAAGGCCCTGGGGTGGAACGCCCGGGAGATGAACGGGGCGCAGACCGTGGAAGCTCCGGACGGGTCGACGTGGGCGATCCACTCGCCGACGTCGATATTCGGTTCGAGCGCTGGTCTGGCGCTGGTCGACGAAGCGTGGAAGATCGATCCGGTCGTGGTGACCGATGCCCTCGAGCCGACGTTGGCGGAACGGTTGTGGGCGCAACTGGCGCTGGTCTCGACGGCGCACACGAACCCGACCGCGCTGATGGTGGACCGCCGGCGGTCTGCGCTGTTGGATCCGACGGTCCTGATGATCGAGTGGTCGGCGAACCCTGGGGCGGAGCTCGACGACGTCGCGGAGTGGCGCCTGGCGTCGCCGCACTGGACGAAGCAACGGGAGGACCTGATCCGGCGGGCCCTGGTTCGGGCCCTGGCCGCGGACACCCTGGTCGATGGGATGGACCCGGTCGCGGGGTTCCGGGCGCACTGGTTGAACGCCTGGCCATCGAAGTCCGTCAAACACGTTCGGGTTCCGGGGATCCAACTGGTCGCCGACGGTGTGTGGGAGTCGTTGTCGGGGCAGGCGGACGCGGTCGGGCCGATCAGCTTCGCGGTGGAGGACCTGCACGGGCGGGCGGTCGGGGTCGCCGCGGCCGGTATCACGGAGGACGGGCGGACGGTCGTGGAAGGGTACGAACTGGGCGACCGGCGCACGGCGTGGGCGTGGATCCGGACGCACGCCGCGGTCCGCCCTGGTTGTTCCGTGATCGTCGGCCCGGTCCTGGGTAATGATCCGGACCTGATCGAACTGGGGGTTCCGGTGACGGTCGCTACTTACACCCTGACCAGGCAGGCGTTATCACGGTTCCGGGCGTCCGCCTCGAGGCGGAACATCGTGCACGTCGATTCGCCGCTGTTGGGCGCCCAGCTGGACGCGCTGCGGGTGATCGAGGGTCAGTCTGGTTTGCGGGTGACGACCGGGGATCCGTGGGAGGTCCTCCGGGCCGCGGCGTGGGCGATCCTGGCGGCGGAGACCGACCGTCGCGGGATCCCGTCGGTCTGGTAGGCGGGACACTGGGCCGATGATCGTCGCGGGGGTCGTGCTGTTGGTCCTGGGTCTGATCGGGGTGATCGTCGGGCTCCTGATCGCCGGTCTGGATCCGCTGGTCTGGGTCGGGATCGGTGTCGACGTCGTCGGGGCGGTCCTAGTGCTGGCGACGCTGGGCGGTCGCCGGCGGTCGCTCTAGGGGTTCCATCAGCGGGCCCGGATCGACGTCGGCGCCTGGACTCCCCGGGCCCACCGACGGCCGATCCTGTCACGATCGACTGATCGGGCGATACCCTACGCAACGTGCCGGCTGATGATCACACTCGAGCACTAGGACCCCCGGACCCGTTCACCGTGGACCCACGGGTCGACGTGACGCCGAATGCGAACCCGCCCGTCGGGTCCGTCGGGCCGAATGTGCCGGTCCTGGGCGACCCCTCCGCCCAGGACCAGGCCGCGGCGGGGTTCGGTGCGCAACACGCGATTTACGACGGAGGCCGGCCGCCTCCGGAGGCGATGGCCTGGGCGGGATGGCCTAGTGAGTGGGCGGTTCCGAACCAGACGTTCGGGATCGGTGGTCTGGTCTCGAGTGACGTCGTCTGGATGTGCGTCGACAAAAACGCGAAAGCGGTCGGGTCGATGCCGGCGACCGCGACGGATCAGAACGACATCCCGTTGGCGAATCAACCGACGTGGCTGCGGAACCCGCAACCGGAGGTTTACTCGCACTGGGACGAATTCGTCCGTCAAATCTGGTGGTCCTATCAGCTGACCGGTGAGGTATTCATCGCGGAGACCTCGAGTTTCGCCGACTCCGGATACCCGCGAACGTTCTGCATGTTGGCGCCCTGGCTGACGAACGTCGACATCGTCGACGGTGTCCGGAAATACTCGATCAACGGGAACCCGGACGTCAATATCTGCCATATCCGTTACGCCTCCTGGCCTGGCGACGCCCGCGGTCACGGGCCGCTCGAGGTCGCCGGCGAACGCCTGTTAGCGGCCCGGGTCCTGATGCGGTACGGGGCGGACCTCGCCGCGAACGGTGGCATCCCCTGGGCCGTCCTCAAACACAAATACAAATTAGGCGAAGGGCAGGCGCAGGCCCTCAAAGCTCAGTGGATCGCCGCGGCCCACTCGAGGATGGGCGCGCCGGCGGTCCTGGACAACGACACGGAATTGCAACAGCTGCAGACCACGCCGAAGGATATGGCGCTATCGGAAATGCAGTCATTCGCGGAAGCGAGAATCGCTGTCCTGTTGGGTATCCCACCGTTCCTGGTCGGTTTGCCCAGCGGCGCGGACAGTCTCACTTACTCGAATGTGTCGATGATCTACGACTCCCATTGGCGGGAAACGCTCCGCCCGGACTCGAAATATCTCATGGCGGCGTTGTCGGCCTGGGCGATGCCCGGGCGGTCGTCCGTCGACCTGGACGCGGAGGAGTACATCCGTCCGTCACCGGTCGACCGGGCAACGTACTACCGAACGATGGTGGATATCGGCGCGATGACTCCGGAGGACGTCCGTCGAATCGAACGAATCCCAGCGAGGTTAGGCGCGACGATATGACAACGTTCAACGACCCTCGAGTGCAGATCCGGTCATTCCCGGTAGACCTCGAGGTCACCGACAAACGAACAGTGACCGGTCTGGTCGTGCCGTATGACCAGATCGCGGAAATCACCGAACTCCGCCCCGACGGTGTTGTGTCGTTCCGGGAGCGGTTCGTCCGGGGCGCGTTCGAGCGGGCGACCCGGGACGGGAACGCCGGCCGGATCCCGCTGGTCTACACCCACTCAGATTCACTCCCGAACCGCCTGGGATACGGGATCGCGTTCCGGGAGGAGGACGACGGGCTCTACGGTGAGTTCCGCCTTGACGAATCGACCGCGGCGAAGGCCCGCGATGTGCTGACGACGTCGCATAACGGTCTGTCAGTGTCGTTCATCAGCCTGGTCCCGAAAGCGTTCACCGAACGACCGGGCGCCCTGATCACCCGCGCCGCGGCGCACCTGCAACACGTCGCCGCTGTCGCGACGCCCGCCTACGCCTTGGCGGGGATTACGGCGATCCGCCAGGGTGACGACCCCGACGGACCGCCATCAGCGGCGGAGGAGGCCGCCCGGGCTGCGGAGGCGGAACAACGGGCCGCCCTCGAGTGGGTTGATCAGATCGCCGCTGCGGATCCGTGGGCTCAGTACCGGTGAACATCGGCGAAGCGCTCGAACAGTTGAAAGCTGGTCGCGCGGTCACCCGCGAGGGTTGGAACGGGCCCGGACAATTCCTGACGCTGCAGGTCCCGGACGACAATTCCAAGATGACCCGCCCTTACGTTTACATCACGACGGTGCAAGGTGACCTGGTTCCCTGGTTGGCATCCCAGACGGATCTACTCGCGGACGATTGGACGTCGGTCTAGGATCCGTACCCGGAAGCGTCACCACCGGAGAACCGGCCACCGCGCGGCGAATTGTGTCCATTCCAACCGTCGCCAGGAGGCGCCGCTATGGCTGATGCCATTACCCAGAAGCTACTCAACGAACGCGACGACATCGTCGGGCGTGCAACAGGTCTCAAGAAAAACGCCGAAGAGGCGAACCGGGACCTCACGGACAACGAAAAGGCGACCCTGACGAACTTCCGGGAACGGGTCGACGCGATCGACGAACAACTCAAGTACACGACGATCAGCTACGACCTGGATTCGCAGACCAGGGACAACCTCGCCCGGATGAACGGGCCGATCACCCAGGTCCGGGACGGGAACCCGTGGGAAGGCGCAACGGCCGGCGCGGTCCTCTGGGACTACCTGCACGCACATCAGGACCGGGACGCGGGCGCCCGGGTCCAGGCGTTCACCCGGTCATCCCAGCGGGCCGCGGAGCATATGGGGACGACCGCTGCAGTGACCGTCCCGGTCGCCGGCGGATTCGGCGGTCTGATCGTCGCCCCGGTCGTCGGGCCGATCATCGATCTGTCCGGTCCGGATATGCCGCTGACGACCGCGATCGGATCGCAGGACGCGCCGAACGGGTTCCAATTTTCCCGACCGCGGATCGTCGACCCGGACCTGAATACCGCGGCGGGCCCTCAGGCGGGCGGGAAGGAAAAGGCGGAACTCCCGTCGAAGAAGTTCGACCTCGCCGCGGACATGGTCAATATGACCACGATCGGCAATTACTTGAACCTGTCGCTGCAGGCGCAGACGTTCGTTCCGTCCGCGCTGGATATCGTTGTCCGCCAACTGAACCGGCGGACATCCCGCGGCATCGAAAAGGCGACGGTCGCGGCGATCACGACGGGCGCCCTGTTGATCCCACTCGCCGATGATGCGGACGCCGCGACCGTGCAGGCCGCGATCTTCGCCGGCGCCGCTGCGGTGTTCACCGCTACCGGCAGGATGCCCACCTGGGCCGCGGTCGGGCCGCTGGGCTGGGCTCGCCTGGGCGGTCTGACGGACCTCGCCGGCCGGCCGATCTTCCCAACACTGAACCCCGCGAACGCGGTCGGTCAGGCGAACGCGACGGAACTGGTCCTGACCGTCGCTGGTCTCCGGGTCATCGTGTCCGCTGGGATCACCGACGAAGATATTTTCATGGGCAACAGCGAAGGGATCGAGCTCTATTCGTTCCGGTACCCGTTGCTGCAGGCGACGGAACCCTCGCTGTTGGGCACTCAGCTGGCGGTCGCGGCGTCGCTGGGGTCGTACAAACCCCCGACGACGGAGGCGGTCGGCGGCGGGTCACCCTCGCCGGCGAAGTACGAAGCCATCGTCAAGATTGGCGACTGACCGCTATGACGAAATACTCCCGCGAGGTCTCCGGTCTGGGTCAGGGCGACGCCGCGAACGAAAACCCCGACCCTGACGCCGATACCGACGCCCAGGACACCCAGGACACCCAGGACACCGACACCGAATCGACGGAGACGACGACGGAGTCGGACGCGGGCACCGTCACGACGACCACGACGGAGGCGCCCACGGAATGACCGCACCTGGTTACTACGACGAAAGCTACCCACCGTCGGTCTACGCGACGCCCGGGCCGATCGACCCGCACATCACGTCACTACTGCCGGCGACCGGTGAGGTCGACGTGGAAGCGGTCGTGCAGGTCATCGGCACAGACTTTGATGACACGGCGGAGGTTGAAGTCGACCAGGGTTCCGGTCAAACCCTGGTGCCGTCGGTGTTCGTCTCGCCGACCAGGGTCACGGTCACGTTCACACCGACGGTCGTCGGCGAAGCGCTGTTCACGTTGCGGAACCAGAGCAACGACGAAGAGTCGAACCCGATGCCGTTCGACGTGACGGCATAGGGCCATGACCGCGCCCGCGCCCGCTGCGCCACCGTGGACCGGTGACCCGGTCGACCTGGTGGAGTACGCCAGGATCCGGCTCGCCCTAGGGCCGTCGGATCCTGACCTCCTCTGGTTGGGTCAACTCGCCGACTCCGTGATCCAACAGATCGACCTCTACCTGGATCACACTGGGCCACCGTTCAACGCCGCTGGTGTTGTGCAACCAGCGGTCACGACGTCGGCGATCCTGGCGCTGATCGACGCCTACCGGCGGAAGGATGCGACGTTCGGGATCATCGGCGCCTGGTCACCTGACGGGGTCGCGCTCCGGGTGTCCCGTGATTGGCTCGACGGAGTGAAAGCGTCACTGCAACCGTTCCGGGTCCGGTTCGGTGTCGCGTGAGTATCGACGTCGGGCGGCGCCCGGTCCTGATGGACGCACTGACCCCGGTCCTCGAGCTCCTCGAGGCCGCGGGGATCCGGGTCACGCTCGACATCGCCCAACTGAACCCGCCCGGGTGTCTGCTGGGCCCGCCGGAGCTCGATTTCCGGTTCAACGGCGGAGATTTCACCGCGACATACGTTCTGATCGTCACGGTCGGATCCACGGACCGTACAAAAGCGATCGCGAACCTGTCCGACTACCTGGGCGACGTGCTGGCCGCACTGGGCGATCGACCCGTGACCGCCCGACCCGTCGACGTGACTCTCGCCGACGCAAGTACGACCCTGCCCGGATATGAATTGCGCTGGACCACACGAATCCGAAGGAGAAATACACCATGAGCCAACCGACGCCTCCTGTTCTGCCCACCGATACCGGACAACTGGGCCCGGGCGTTTTGAAGATCGGCGCGACCGGCGACGTGATCGATGTTTCCTGCTACGTCAATAACATCGCGATCGAGAACTCCGCGGACACAACGGATTCGACCACGAAGCTATGCGGCGCCGTCCGTGCTGGGGTGACGACGTTCACTTATCAGCTGACCGGAAATATCGACGTCGACGCGGGTAATGACGCGGGTCTGTTCGCCCTGACCTGGGCGGAGGCGGGATCGGAACAACCGTTTGAGTTCACGCCGTCGACGGACCTGGGGACGACCGCGACCGGGATCGTTGTGATCCAGCCTCTCCGGTTCGGCGCCGATGAATACGGGGCGGACCTGACGTCGGATCTGACCTGGGACATCGTGGGAACCCCGACGCTGGATTTTGACGGTGGCGCCGGTCCGATCGCTGCGACCGGTGCCACCGCGGGAACCCCGGGATCGTTCACGCCGTCCGGGGCGGTAGTGCCGGCGAACCTCGCCGCGCTGCAGGCCGCGTCGCCGGCGGTCGTCGCCTCACCGCTGACCCTCTGGACCGTCGGGCAGAACGTTGTCCTGGGTACCGGTACGGCGCACTGGGATTCGGACTCGTGGGCGGCCGGCGCGGCGCCCGCCTGATCCGATGGCTGACGGTGTGCAGGTAAAGATCAAAGGGCTGTCGCAACTGACCCGGTCGCTCCGTAAAGCGGGTGTCCAGATCAACGACATGAAAGCGGCGAACGCGAAAACCGGTTCCGTCGTTGTCCAGGCCGCCCGCCCGATCACGCCGCACGCGACCGGCGCCCTCGCCGGCTCGATCCGACCCGCCCAGCGACAGTCGGGGGTCATCGTTCGAGCCGGCGGAGGCGCGGTCCGTTACGCCCGGTACGTGGAATACGGGACACGGAAGATGGGCGCCCGGTCCTACCTGATCCGGGCCGCGAACGACTCCCAACCTCGCTGGTTGGATGTCTACGCGGTAGAACTGCAAAGGCTGATGGACCAGGCCGCCAACAGTTCAACCGGAACGGGAGATTGAAATCAAAAGACTCGAGGTCACTGCAACGCTGTTCGACGGTCGCACACTGACCGCCAGGACCGCGCTCCGGGATTACATCCTGTTCGAGAACACCGCGAAACGACAAAAGCCACCCTGGGGCGGGATCACGGAGAACCCGACCAGGTGGGAGGCGTTCGTCTCCTGGGCCGCGCTGCGCCGCACCGGTCAGTACACCCAAGGTTTCGATACGTTCCTGGACGACGTGGAAGTAGTGGAGGCGTCCAGCGAGGAGGACGTGGACCCTACGAACCAGGAAGCTACGGACGACTCTTCGTTGAAATCGCCCTAGCGACCCGGATCCCGGTCCGGGAGTGGCTCGAGGAGGACGACACCGTCATCGCGACCGTCCTATCGATCTACGACCAGCGGGCCGCGGAGGCGAAGCGGCAACGGAAGGATTAACCGATGGCACGCTCCGCGGTCCTGAATGTGCAGGTCCTAGTCGACGCCGCGAAAGCGGCCGGCGAACTCAACCAGACCGCGGCGAAATTCGAGTCGTTCGGTAAGAAAATCGTCGGCGCCGCTGTCGGCGCGTTCGCGATCAAAGGGATCACCGAACTCGCGAAATCTGTTGTCTCCTCCGCCTCCCAGATGGAGCAGGCGATGGGCGGGACCGACAAGGTGTTCGGAACCAGCGCGTCGCAGATCCACACCTGGGCCGCGGACACGTCGGATTCGATCCGCCTGCCCGCTGCAGCTGTTGAGAAATACGCGGTCCTGATCAAGACCCAGTTAGCGGCGACCGGGCAACCGATGGGCGCCCTAGTCACCCAGACAAAAGCGCTGATCCAGGTGGGCGCGGACCTCGCCGCGGTGACCGGGGCGGACCTCGCCGACTCGATCGCCGCGGTGAAGTCCGCCCTCGCCGGCGAATATGACCCGATCCAAAATCTGGGCGTCGCGATGACCGCGGCGACGGTCAACACGAAGGCCCTCGCGATCGCGCACGGCGATGCCGCCCTGGCCGCCTCGAGCTCCGTGCAGGCCCAGGCCCGGGTCGCGGAGATTATGGAGAAATCCGCGTTCGCGACCGGCGCCGCTGCGGAAGAGTCGAACACCTTCCAGGCGAAAGTCGACGCGCTCAAGGAGAAATTATCGACCCTCGCGGTCGCGGTCGGCGGGCCGATGCTCGATTCCCTCGCGGGCATGGTCGGCGGTATGGGCGACGCCGCGGCGTCCGCGTCGACGCTGGGGACCGGTCTGGGGACCATGCTGGGCGCGGTCCTGTCGCTGCCCGGACCTATCCAGGCGATCGTGATCGCCCTGGTCGCCCTGATCGCGGTATCGGCCAAGTGGGGGACCGCTGCAGCTGCAGGCGTGACCACGCTGATCACGAACCTTAAGGCGGCGACGACGTCGGCGACCGGGTTCAAAGCGGCGTTGTCCGGGATCGGATCCGCCCTCGCCGGCGGCGCGCTCCTGTTGGGTGTCGGCGCGGTGATCGCCGCGATCGCGATCGCTATCGGGCGGGTCACGGAGGCCGCGAACAAAGGCAAAGACGCCCTGTCCGGTTATGTTTCCGCGCTGGTCGCGTCCGGGAACAAATCATCGGACGCTAGCTCGAAGGCGTTCAAACAGGCCCTACTCGCGTCCGACGCCTACCGGGAATTGACCGCGGACGGATTCTCCGCGGCGGAGGCCGTGAACATCCTGTCCGGTACCCAGGAGAACTGGCACGCCGTGATGAGTGGATCCCTGGGCACGATCCACAATCTGAACCGCGACACGATGGCACTGGTCGACGGGTTCATCGACGCGAACGGCGCGGCCGGCGGGCTCGCCCAGGCGCAGATCGACGGCGCCGCGGCGATGGGACTGCAGGCGGACGCGACAGACGGGTCGACGACCGCGCTCGACGCGAACGCCCAGGCCGCGGCGAACGTCGAAGCGATGACCAAGAAAATGAACGCCGCGCTCGACGTCACAAAGAATTTCTTTAACCAACGACTCAAAAACGATATGGCGTCGCAGATGCTCGCGGACCTGGACCTGGTCTCGCAAAAGGCGGAACGGGCGTCGACGGTCATCCACGCCGCACTCGAAAAGGCGTTCCCTGGGCGAACCCAGCTGCAGGACAACGGAGTGTCGCAGCTAGTGACCCAGGTCCAGGAAGCTGGGGACCTGATCAAACAGGAGGACCTAGGCGGTCAGATCAAAGACATATTCGTCGATATCGAGAATATGGATCCGATCAAACTCGCGTTCCTGGGCGACGCCGGTCAACAGGTCCAACAGTGGTCGGGCGGGTTCCGCGACGCCTGGGATCAGATGGTCGTCGACCTGTTCGAGGATGCCGGCGGGAATGTGGACTCCGCGGTCGACGCGGTGTTGCACCACACGGAGTCAATGATCGGCGGAGTCGCTGATCAGCTGGGTATCTCGATGGATGATGCCCGACAGGTCGTGGAGACCAGTATCGGGAAGATCGACGCGACCACGCTGCGGGACAAGGTCCTCAAGATCACCGCGGAAGATCAGGAGGCGTTCGAGAAAACCCTGTTCTATCAGTCGATTACGTTCGACCCGGTCACGTTGCAATTCAAATCCGATATTCAGATCCCGCCGGTCCAGGAGATTGTCGCGGATCTGAATAAGAAATATGGACTGATCCCACCGACCCCGGTCGGGGTCACTCCCCAGATCAAAGAACCGGACGCGCTGCAAAAGCTGTTGGCCGGCGCGGTCGCGAAAACCGGGACCGTCCCAGGGCCGCCGGTATCGCCGACCCTGGACCCGACGAAGGTCGACCAGGGTCTGGGTCAGATATCGGCGACGGACACACCCGCGACCGTGACCGCTGTTCCGGAGACCGCGGCGGCGACGACCGCGATCGACGGGATCGCGAACCAAAAGCGTGATACCGCGCTGAATGTCGGCGCGAACACGACGATCTATCAACAGGCGGTCTCCGCCCTGATCGCGGACACACCGAACCGGCAGGCGTTGTTGACGGTCACCGCGAACACCGCCCAGGCGGACGCCTCGATCAATGCGACCGCATCGGCCCAGCGGATCAACACGATCAACGTGATCGCGAATCCGGCGATGGCGAACGCGACGATCAACGCGACCGCCCAGGCTAGGCGGATCGCGACGATCGAGACCCAGGCGAACGTCGCGCCCGCGGTCGGCGCGATCTTGCAGGTGATGAACGGGCGTTACCGGGCGGTCGTCGTGCTCGAGGCCTACACCTACCCAGCGCTATCGGCGATCCTGCAGCTGATGAACGCTAGCTACCGGGCGACGATCACCGTCGTCGCCGATGTCGGGCAGGCCCAGCAAGCGATCCGGAACGTCACGGGCGCGAGCTATTCCGCGACCGTCCGGGTGAACGCCGACACGTCCGCCTACATGGCGGCGTTCAACTCGCTGCCGACGACCAGGACGATCACACAGACGGTCGTGACCCAGGCTGCGCCGGCGCCCGCGCCCGCGGCGATGTCGTTCGCCGCTGCGCCCCAGGTCCTCTCGAGGATGGCGGCGCCGTCGACGATGGCGCGGGCGATGTCCGTCGCTCCGTCGCTGGGCCCAGTGCAAACCCAGGGCAGCGGGACGACCGGTCTGACGGTCAATATCAACGGCGGTATCGAATCGTCCGACGCGATCGCCCGCGCGGTGAAACGTGTTGTCCTGGGCCGTGATCGGCGAACAGGCGGAGTAGTGGTCGGCGATACGCGGGCCCGGATCGGTCATTCGTGACCGCCCCGACGTCGCTCCTCCCGACGTGCACCGTCTGGGTCGACGGTGTCCGCTTCGCTGACGGGTCGCTCCCGGGTGAGGTCGACACCGACCCGGTCGCGTTGACGGACCTCGAGGTCCGCTGGGGTCGGGACAACACACTCGACCAACCGGAACCAGGTACGTGCACGTTCCGGGTCCTGGACGTCGCCGGCGGGCGAATGTTCACCGAACGTTTGCGGATCGGCGCGGCGGTCGACGTCCGGGCGGAAGCGACGATCTACCCGGATCCGACGGTGCCGATATTCACCTATAACGCTGGGTTCGAGGGGATGGCGGTCGGGTCGACTCCGCCCTCGAGTGTGACCGGCGGGACCGTCCGGGTGTCCACGGAACAACACCGGACCGGGGCGAACTCCGCGCGCCTAGATCCGACCGGGGCGCAGATGTTAACCGTCGTGTTCCCGCCGGCGCCGTTCGGGAACGACTCCGCCTGGGACGCCGTCCCGCGGGCTCGAGCCGGTCAGACGTGGCGGTTCGGCATGTCGGTCTGGTTGTCCAGGGCGGTCCTGGTCCGGATCCGCCCGGTCGGGTTCACCCGCCCGGATCCGTCGACCGCGTTCCGGATCGACGGGTTCGACCTGATCCCGGATCTGTCGGCGACCGGGTGGCAAACCCTGGCGGGGACCGTCGTCCCGCCCGACGCGGTCTGGTTGGGTGTCGCGATCGACGTCGTCGCCCCACGGTGGGACGACATGCCCTACGACCAGACCTGGGACGGGATGCCGGCGGGTGTCCGCTGGGACGATATAGGACTCGCGTTCGTCGATGACCTGGTCCTGTTGGCGCCGGCCGCGGGCGCGCTCCGCCGGTCGACGGTGTTCGCCGGCAGGATCACGGATCTGTCCTCGAGCTACGACCTGGACGCGGGCGGTCAGATCGTCGACGTCGTCGCGCAGACCCACCTAGCGGAACTGAATAACCGCTACGTCGGCGATCAACCCTGGGCCCTCGAGTCGTTGTCCTCGCGGTTCGCCCGGATCGTCGCGGCGTCCGGTCAGGCATTGGACTATCAGATCGACTCGAGCGTCCAGGGTAAACCGGTCACCTGGCGCGACGTCGACAACGCGCCCAGCGGTGACCTGCTACATCAGCTGGCACAGTCCGTCGCGGGCGCCCTCTGGTCCGCCTCGAGCGACGTCGGGCGCCCGTACCTCTGGCTCGAGGACATTAATCAACGGCCCGCGCAATTCGTTCTGTCCAAGGTAGGCGGCGTTGTCGTGATCATCCCCGGGTCGGGCGGGAACCCCGCCCGCCTGGTCGTGATCGACGCCTGCGATGTGCTGCTCGAGCCGGTCACCTGGACCCAGACAACGGAGGACAACGCGACCCGGGTCGTCGTGACGTGGCAGGACCAGACCGTCGACAACGAAGGGAACCAGGACCCGACGTCGCGGGACCTGACGGTCACGAATCCCACGATGGAAGCGACGACCGGCCGCCGGCGGATCCAGATCACGACCCAGCTAGCGGTCCAGCTGGACGCCCAACTGACGGCGGAGTCGGTCCTGGCGCGGGTGTCCACGCCCGGGTGGAGATTGTCCGGGGTGACTTGGGAGATGGCGACGACGGACCGGCTCGACGCCGCGACCCTCGACGTCGTGATGAAGCTCCTCGACGGTGTGACGAAGCTGGGCATCGGGATCCGGCTGACCGGGCTTCCGGAGTGGTCGCCGGCGGGTGACGCCGACGTGAACCTGTACCTCGAGGGCGGGAACTACAAAAACATCGACGGCGCCTGGGTCCTCGAGCTCCTGACCTCGAGCGCGATATCCCAGGGAAAATCATCCGTCCGCTGGGACGACCTCCCGGGGTCGACCTCGCCGGCCGCGGTCCGGACGAACCGGGCCCAGAACCCCCGGGCGATATCGACCGGGGCGACCGGGTGGACCACCGGCCGCGGGTTCGGCACGGGCGGCGCCGGCGCCTATTCGTACTTGACCGCGACGTCCGGGCCGTCCGCGGATGTGTTCACCGCCAGGCGCAAGACCTGGACGACCGCGTCGACCGCGACCGCTGACTCCGGGTTCATCGTGAACAGCACGGCGACGACATTCCAGGCGGTCACACCCGGGCAGGTCTGGACGGTGTCGGTCTATGTGCGTCACTCGAGCGCGACGGCGAAGGTGTTCCGTAACCGCCTGATCTGGCACGCGACGACCGCGGTCGGATCCGGGAACGTCGGGGCGGTCGTGGAAGGCGCCGACGTGACCGTCGCCGGCGGTCTGGGCTGGACCCGGGTCACCGTGACCGGGACCGTCCCAGCGGGCGCCCTGGGAATGGAATTGATCTGCGACGTGATGACGTCGCCGGCGGGCCCGTGGGCGGTCGGGAACACCGCGGACGCGACCGCCTGTCTGATGGAGCTCGCCGCGGCGCCTCCCGGAACCTATTTCGACGGGTCGACCCCGGACGCTGCGCCACTCGACTACGCCTGGGCGGGCACGGTCAACGCATCGAACAGCACGCGCACCGACACGACACCCGTAACGACGGGATGGCGCTGGGACGATTGGTCGCCCACGATGACGTGGAACGATCTGCACGGCGTCGGGATCTGACAGAGGAGAACCTATGGGCCGCACGACAGACGGACTCACCTATCCCGATGGGACGGACCTGGTCCGCGACGGCGACAACGCGATCGCGACCCTCGCCGGTCAACTCGATCGCCGCGGCGTCGGGAAGCGGTTCGAGATTCGGCGGGTCACGGTGACGCCCAACGGGTTCGGGAACGCGGTGATCACGTTCGCCCGCCCGTTCGCGAATGTCCCGGTCATGGTCGCGATGGTCTGGGGTGACGAAAATACGGGTCGCTGGGCGACGTTCGCCGGTTCCCAGCTGACCGCGGGTTACTGGGGAACGTTCATCTATAACAACAGCGGCGGGCGGGTCACGGACACAGTCCAGATGGCTTACGTCGCCTACGGAGACGATCGCGATGTCTGACCCGATCATCACCCTGGGCGGGGCGGTCGCTCCGGAACCCGAACCAGGCGAACCGGGTCACCCGGACACACCGATGCCGGCGCCGTCGCTGGGCTGGACGATGGGACTCGTGAGCGACCCGTTCGACTACTCCCGCGATGACGAAGTCGGGTTACCGGCGAACCCGATCCAACGACCGGAGGAAACCCAGTGACCGGGCCCGGGCTCGACGAAGAGGTCGACCCGATCGACGCCCGCCGGATCGCTGCCAGGATCGCGCTGTTCGCCGCGCTCGAGGCGTTCGGGCGGGCCGCCGGCCGCGCTGGGGTCGGCGCCCTGCTCCGCGCCTACGAAGAGTGGGCCTGTCTGGGAAGGGACGGCGAATAATGTCGAACGTCATCATGCGATATTTCGAGTTCGACCACTTACCCGATGCGCTGCAACCTGTTTCGCGGTCCGTCGCGGAGCTCGCGGTCCTGATGGATCAACTCCTGATCGACAGTCCGGAGAAAACCGCGGGACTCCGTAAGCTCCTCGAGGCGAAAGATTGTTTCGTCAGGGCGGCGCTCTGATGGCATCCGGGAACAGCTACAACGGGTGGCCGGCGAACAGTGACCCGAACGCGATCGGGGTCGACAAACAGTGGGGCGCGAAGGTTGGGGCGCCTCCGTTCGGTTCCGGCGGGTACGCGGGCGGAATGCGATCCGGCGATGTGTCGACGGTGTTCGTTTACCTGGTAAACCGCCTACACAACGAAGTCGAACCCATGATGAAAGAGGGTTCAAACCTGGGCTATGGGTGCTGGGGGTACTCCTACCGGCAGAACGTGAATAACCCGTCGTCGTTGTCCTGCCACGCCTCCGCGACGGCGATCGACTACAACGCGCCCAGGCATCCGAATAACACGTCGACCGGGCCCAACGGTGGCGGCGGGTGGACCGGCGCCCAGTACAACGCGATCAAAGCGATCCTGAACGGGCCGCTGCAGGGCGGCGTCAAGTGGTTGACGTCGAACGACCCGATGCACTTTGAGATTGGCGTGAACGCTTCGCGCCTGGCGCAGATCGCCGCATCACTGGGCGGGTCGACGCCCGTTCCTATCCCGCCCGAACCGGAGGACGACATGCCCTATTCACCCGAACAACTGACCGCGTTCGCTGCCTCCGGGTTCGGGCGGGGCGCCCGTGATGAGCTCCTCGCGATCGGCGACGGACCGGAGGCGACGCCGTCGAACCTGACCCTCGAGGATTGGTGCAAGGTCCAGAACGACCGGATCTGGCAACTCGAGCAGGACATGCAAAAGCTCAAGGCGTGACGACCCGCGGACGATTCTGGGTCGTAGCGACAATCGTGTGTGTGTTGTTCTGGGCCGCGGTCGCGTATGGCGTAATGACGGTGTTGTGAGCTAGTCACTATGACGTGGACGCGGTCGCGCTGGTGCTGGCGCTTGACCGCCTGATCCGCTGGGTCCGCGGCCGGATCCAGGACAGGCAACACCCGGGCAAACACCGCGCCGGCCGCCGGCGACCCAGCTACGGTCGCTCGAGGTCCTCAGGCATCACGGGTTCGTAATGCACTGGGAAGATATGCGCGGGCGCCCTGGTCGGGATCCCAGCGACCGGGGCGCGTGCCGCGAGGACCGCCACAATCGCCGCTATTCCCGCCAGGGCGACGGCGACGCGCACCGCGGCGCCTGATCGGTTCACTGGGCCATTCTCGCGGCGTGACGGAACCAGGAGGCGCCCGCCATCGACTGATGCGGGTAGCGGGGCGACCGCCACCGACAGGAACAGCGGGCCCGGTAGCCGGCGGGCCCGGTCCGGAACGGGACAACCGACGCTAGTCGATGTTCGGTAGGGTTCACGGGTTTACCGTAGTCTGCATGGTATGAACGAACCTGATGCACCCGTGAAAACCCCTGCAAAGTGGTTGACCGTCGGCGAAGCTGCGACGCTCGCCCAGGTCCACCCGGACACGATCAAACGATGGGAAGCGCGGGGCGCGATCCGATCGTTCCGGACACCGTCGAACCAGCGTCGATATCGGGAGGCGGACATCCTCGCGGTCGCGGGATCCGCGGAGTGACCGTCCGGATTGAACTGCAGTGCGACACCTGCAGATCCGCGTATTTCAAGGCGCGGACGGAGGACGTCATCGCGGCGCGGGAAGCGGCGAAGGCGGCCCGCTGGACCCGCCCCGGGTGGGCGGATGTCTGCCCGCGGTGCACTCCCGTGTCCTCGAGGGCGCGGGTATGACCGCCGGCGGAAACGAGAAAACGCCCGCCCTGACTGTCAGGGCGGGCGTTGCGGCCGGATGGATTAGTCGTCGTCCCAGCGTTCGCCGGCGACGGTGGGATCGAACCAGGGAGGCGGGACCGGTGAGTCCGGGTAATCGCGATCGATTCGCGCCTGACGGTCCAATCGCTTCGCCCAGTGCGCCTCACACCTGGGGAAGTTTCGGCCCGTCCCAGACGTTCCGACCCGCCACCGGACGTCACCGGAACAGTTTCCGTCGTGGTCGTCTAGACACGTCAAGGTGTCGTCGGCGGTCATCAGAATTTGATTCCGCGGATGAACTCGCGGACCGTCATCCGTGGACCGGTCCGGGGTTCGCGGGTGTGAAAGTACATGCCGGCGGCGAAAACCAGGACCGCGAACAGTGCGAGACCAGCGACGGCGACGACGGTCCAGGCTGCGGGATTAAAGCTCATGTCACGACTCTTTCGGGTTACGGAACGGATCTGGGGTCGTCGATGTCGTCGACGGGTTTTCGCGGCGGGCGTCCGCGTAACCGGACATCCAACCGAGATGCCAGGCGAGAGATAGAACCTCCTGGGTCCTCTCTTCGCCCACCTGGGCCGCGAGGTCCGCGAACAGTGTCCGGGCCCGGTCGACGTTCACCTGGTCGGTCTGGTCGGTCATCAGACCCGCCCAACCAGAACGACGGGACGGTCAGGGTTCTGTCCGTAGCGCTGCCACAAGTAGACCGACCGGGACCGGTCAGCGTGGGCAGTATGAGCGGGCCGACCGGTCCTGGTTGTGCATCGGTTCCCGACCGGCGCGCCGCACTGCACGCAGGGCCATGCGAGGAGATTGTCGCCCGGGAGCAGGCGGGCGGTAGTTGTGTTGGTCATTCGCCCAGTTTGCCACACCTTGCCCGGGAATGCTGGGGGTTGCGGTAGTGAACTGGGACACGGGACCGGACAACGTTCTGCACTGGGCCGCATCGCTCGATCCGCTCCTCGAGCTCACCATCCCAGGCGACCCAGCGGGTCAGGGATCGATGCGGACGTTCCGCAACGGCGGGATGGCCTACCCGAAAGCGACCGTCAATCACCGCGACCGGGTGATCTACGACCTCGAGCAACTCTGGGCCGGCCGCCCACCGATCGTCGGGCCCGTCCAGGTCGACGCGGTGTTCACCATGCGGCGCCCCGACTCCCACTACCTCGCGAAAACCCTGCACCGTCGGGCCCGCGCGGTACTACGTGACGATGCACCCGCCTGGCACACCACAAAAAACCGCGGCGACGTCGACAAACTGGCGCGCCTAGTCGGCGATGCCCTCGAGATATCCAGGGCCCTCGATCATGACTCACTAATCGTCCGTTGGGTGATTGAAAAGCCTTACGGCGCCGAAGGATCGACCCGGCTCCGGGTGATCCGTGCACCACTACCGAAGGGGAACGAATGACCGAAACAACCAGCGACGGAGAGCTCACAGTCCTATCGGCGGGCGACTACGCCTACCGCCTCGAGTGCCCAGATTGTGGGCGGGTCGCTACGACTCCGCTGCAGCTGTCGGCGACGCTGACCGTGACCAGTGAGGGCGGGACGCTCCGGGCCCGGATCACGGGAACGAAAGCTGTTGAGCACATGTGCAACGCCGACGGCGCGACGCAACTGCAGCTAGTTCCGGAGGGCGATCAATGACCCCAGAACTAGTCGCCGCGATCCAGCGGGTCATCGACGCGCTACCGAAACCGGGATACCGGACGGTGTCCGCCAGCTGGCAGAACAGCGCGGACGAACCGGATTCACTGATGACCGTCACCGTGTCCATCAGTCACCCGGGCCCGGATGACTAGATCCCGGGAGGACGAACGGAAGCGGGCCGCCCGCGCCCACCGGCCGGCCGAACAAACCCCGGTACGACTCGAAAGTTTGTGCCTGGTCCTGGGGTGTCTGAACCCCAGGACCGGCGCGAACCTCTGCGATGACTGTGACCAAACAACTACCGCGAGGACCAGCAAATGATGACCCCACGACCGCCAGGGATCCACGACGGGATCCCAGAACACGACTATCACCGCGACACCTGGGCGTTATCCGCGTCCGGGGCGAAGCTGTTGTTACCGCCCAACTGTCCCGCCCGGTTCAAGTACGACATGATCGACCACCCGGACGAAGATCGCCGCGAGGTGTTCCGGTTCGGGAAGGCTGCGCACCGGACTGTCCTGGGCGTCGGCCCGACGATCACCTACGTCGCCGCGGATTCGTGGCGGACGAAAGCGGCGAAGGAAAAGCGGATCCAGGCGGAAGCGGCCGGCGGCGTCGCGCTCCTCGAGGATGACCGCGGGATCCTCGAGGGCATGGTGGCCGCGCTCCGCGCGCACCCGCTCGCCGCTGCACTGTTCGGCGAAGGACAACCAGAACAATCGCTCTATTTCGAGGACCCGGACTCCGGGGTGATGCTCCGCGGCCGGCTCGATTGGCTGCGACCGCCGGCCGCTACCGGGCGATACCTGATCGTCGACTACAAGACGTCGACGACCGCGGATCCGGAGCAATTCGGGCGCCTCGCGGTCGACTACAAATATCACCTGTCCGCGGAGTGGTACCGGCGCCTGGTCATCGGGCTCGAGCTCGCCGACGATCCCGCGTTCCTGCACGTCGTGCAGGAAAAGGAACCCCCGTACCTGGTCACGGTCTGCCAGCTGCCAGGCGAAGCGCTCCGCATCGGGCACCGACTGAACCGGCAGGCGATCCGCGCCTACGCGACGTGCGTACAGGCGGACTCCTGGCCTGGGTATTCCGATAACGACGTCGCACCCGCCCCGATACCCGTCTGGTACTCCCGTCAATTCGAGGATGTCTCACTGTGAAAACGAAACTACCGTCGCTGCAACGGTTCCCAGCGAACACACACCGCGTCACACATGTGACCGGTCGTCGGGTGACCTGTTCATGTGGCTGGGCGACCGCTGGGAATGTCGAATCCCAGGCCGCCGGTCAGATGATCGCGGAGGACCACATCCGGCGGGTGACCGGATGACCGCCCGCGATACCGCGGAGATGACCGTCGCGCCGGCGCCGACGTTCCTGGGTCAAGGGACCGCGATCGAACAATCACGGGCGATCGCGGAGGTCCAGGCCGCGGTGATCATGGCGAAACAGTTCCCGCGTGATCTGACCCGGGCGGTCGCGGCGATGCGGGAGGCCGCGGCGCAACCATCCCTGGCCGAACGCGCGTTCTACCGGTTCCCACGGGGTGGCGAAACCGTGACCGGCTCGAGCATTCACCTTGCCCGGGAACTCGCCCGATGCTGGGGAAATATCCAGTACGGATTGACCGAACTCCGTCGCGATGACGAAGGCGCCTACTCCGAGATGCAAGCGGTCGCCTGGGACCTCGAGGCGAACACCCGGGCCGCGGCGATCTTCGTCGTACCGCATAAGCGGGACACAAAATCCGGGATCGTTGTCCTCCCGGACCTCCGGTCGGTCTACGAATCGAACGCGAACCAGGGCGCCAGGCGGGTCCGCGAACAAATCTGGGCGGTCCTGCCCGGGTGGTACATCCGGGAGGCGGAGGACCGCTGCAGGGCGACCCTCGAGGACGGCGGAGGGAAGTCAATCGCCCAGCGGGTCGCGGACGCGGTCGCCGCGTTCGAGGGCATCGGGGTCACGGTCGGGAAGCTCGAGGCGCGGACCGGGAAAGCGGCCGGCGCCTGGACCGCCTACGACCTCGCCCAACTGCAGATCACATTCCGGGCGATCCGGAACAGCGAGACCACGATCGCCCAGGAATTCCCGGACGAACGGGTCACCGTCGCCGACATCATCCCGCCGGCGAAAACCGGCGCCGTCACGGTGCCCAGCAACGCGCCAGGCGCCGTCGACGTGCCACTCCCGGGTGATTGGACCGACGACCAGCGGCAAACGTTCCTGATCGACATGGACCAGGCCGCGGACGCCGGCGATTTCACCGCACTGCAGGCCCTCGAGGAGCAGGCAACAGCGGCGGAACAGCATGACCTCGCCCGGGAAGTCGCGACCGCGATCCGGGTCCTCACCGATGGAAGGGAAGGCAACTAATGGGCAGGCTCAGTGACCGGTACGTCGTCCAGCTGATCAGTGACGATCTGATCGTGTTCGTCGACGACTCGAGCGGGCAGGAATTCGTGATGCCGACGGAGGTCCTCGAGGGTTTGATCGGGCTCCTGACCTACTTCCGGGATTCCCTGGCGACCGCGGACTCCGCCCAACGTGACCGCGCGGTGATGGACGCGGTCGACCAGCGGATCCAGGCGACCACCCGGGTCACGTTCGGATCCACACTCGACCGGACGGGCGGCGAAGCGTGAGACCACCGGAAGCGGTCACCCTCGAGGACCGGACCGACGTCGCGATCCACGCCGCGGCCGATGCGCTCCTCGCGGTCTGCGCCCTGCAAACCGGATACGACCCAGCGAAGGCGCGGGCCCGGGCCGTCCGGGCCGTCGCGTCCGTGTTCGAGCAGGCGAAGCGGGAGCACGAAGGATGACCGAACCAGAACCCCGGGAGCTCGACGTCGACCGCCCACCGATGACGATCGCCGGCCGGTCCGCGCCCAGGCATCCCGCCCAGGTCACCGCGGACCGGCTCGACGGTCACCTGGACGAATTCGCGGACTACCTGTCGAACCGGGACCGGGTCGCGTTCGCCCGAGTCCGGGAGTGCCTGGTCGACATCGCGGCCGGCCGGCGATGAACGTCACCTGTCCAGGATGCGGGTACGAATGCGACACCCAGACGGGCATCGACACCCAGGGCCCGCCCGACGTCGGCGCGTTGTCGATCTGTCTGAACTGCGGGTTCCTGTCGTCGTTCACCGCCTACGGTCTGCGCCCGCTGACCCAGGAGGAGATGACCGACGCAATGACCGACGACCGGGTCGTGTTGGTCCTGGGTCACATCAAACAACGCGGACTGTTCCGCTGATGGCCTATATCCGCGATATGAGCCAGGCGTGCCGGCGATGCGGCAAGGCGGCGACCCTACGGGTGATGACGTTCCGGAACGAAGCGTTCGGCGACTACTGCCGGCGATGCGCGCCCGTCGTGCTGCGGCAAGTGACCGCGGACGAACAACGAATGTTCGAGTCCGAACGGCGGGCCCGGACGTGACCGGGCCGCACGGGCGGCGCCTGGGCAAAGGTCACTGGTCGGACCCGTACGACGGTCTGGATCACCCGGACCGGCCGGATCCGCACGACATGGTCGACGACTACGACCCAGACCCGGTCGACCAGTTCGATCCGGAGCTCGACGCGGACCTAGGACCGTACAAACGACCGCGACCGTTCACCCGCTGATCGTCAATTCCCACGATGTGAGACCGGGGTCGCGTGAACCCGTGACCCCGGTCTAACGTCGGGCGTTGTCGCTACGGCGATAAAAAAGATCCACCCAGGCGGAGGTCTGCAGACGCCCAAGGGTGGATCTAGTGGGAAGTATAAGCGACGCCTACTACATGTGGGGGTCCTATTCTCCGCACCCGAAAAGCGCTCCGGGAAATCGTGCCGGATTCGGTCAATGCCTTACAGCGGTCCTCCGGACCGCGGATTAACTGCAGAACAGGGCTCCGCCCTGCTACTACCGAAACGCCTCTCCCGGATCTGAATAGCGTTCCCGACTCACTCCCAACCGGACCCCAACTAGGTGACCACTACCGCGCGCGCGTGCGCGCGCACGCGATGACAGGAGAAAAGCGCACCGATGGGCCAATACAGAACCCAGACCTCCGTCCGTTACTGCCCGCACGGGCAGAACCCGTGCATCGGGAATCCGGATCGCGGGATCCCACCGTGTCACCCGGGTGAATACATCTACTGCGCCCACGGTGTCGATGACCGGGCGTTGACGAAGGACACCGACTCGCGTTGTCCGTACTGCCGGGGAGTGTCGCGGAAGGATCGGAATCGGGATACGTGGCGACCTAGGCGCGGGACGACCCTCGCGATCACGGACCGACAGGATTAGCGCAAACCGGGGCAACGGGTGGCAAGATACGGAACGACCGCCACCGTGACGGATAGGCCATCACGGGGCGGCGTGTTCGGAAGGATCCCATGAGTACCAACACACTGCACGGCTCGAGGCGGGCGCGGTGACCGTCCGGGAGTGGATCCGGGAACGGATCCAGCGATGGACGAACCGGCGGCGCGTGACCCGCTACCGGGGTCATCCGTGACGGCGCCCCGCCGGCCGCGGTCACCCGACGGGACCAGGGTCGAACCCGACACCGTCCGGTCGTACCGGATGGATCAGACGACGTTCGACGCGATCCGGGCGAAGGCCCAGGCGGAGGACCCGCCCCGGACGGTGTCGGACCTGACCCGCGCGCTCCTCGAGGCCTGGTTGGACGACCAGCTGGACGTCCGGTTCGTCGGCGACCGGGTGTCCGTGAGTAACGCCGACGGGTGGCGGGCCGCGGCGGAGGCGTTCCGGCCGGAATTCGATCACCCGCTGGATCCGTTCCCGAACTCGCCCGGGCTCTGCGGTACGTGCGGTGAGTTCCACTACCGGACGATGGCGACGCACTGAGACCGGCGCGCGGTCGACTGCCAGCTGAACCGGCCGCGCGTGCAAGGCCGCTGATCATCTGGATCAATCCCCGGTAGGCGGACCTCTGCCCGCGGGCGCCCGACCCGACCGTCCCCAGACGCCCGGGTCGGG